GGTTTTTTAGAACCTGAACCCAATGTTTTATCTAATTGATTAATTGATGTTTGGTTCACATTATCTTTGCTTAGGTTCTTTAAAATATCAGCAATTGAATCAACTGTTCCACCTGCAATATCAATTCCTGTTTTAGCTACTGAAGTTGCTACATCTTCGGATTTATCTAACAATGTTCCAGTGGTATAACCAAATACAGCTAATATTTGACTAACTAAAGGACCAAATATATTTAATAACACTTGCATTAAATCTCCTAAAATTAATAATAAATTTATTCCTAAAAAGGATAATACCAATAAGCTTACCAAAATAACAATTAGTAAATTTTTTCCTCTAAATAGGTCATTTGATGATACCATATCATTATCCCCAAAAGTTTGTGTTCTTGGTAAGACTTCTCTTGTTTTTTCAAATGAATTGTTCATATTTATTTTATATAATGTAGTCTTATTTTTTATTCATATTTAATTATAAATTAAAATAATTTAAACACTCGTTTGTAATATAAATATAAATCATCTGTTTATTCTAATGGGCTTATTTAGTATGCTTGAATCTTTCTTCTTTGTTACTTTAGGTATTTCATGTATTTTATTAATGATGTTAATATACCATTTTAAACAAAGAATAAATAAATTAGAAAATAATAATCGTATGATGTTTGATGTTATTAATAATATGGTGCAAGAGTTGTCTATGTTAAAACATTCATTACAAATCAATGTTAGACCTAACGCAGAAACAATTTCTCAAACTCAGTTTAATTATCCAAACAATGAATACGAAAAAGTTGATGTTTTATTGAATGAAGTAGATGATGAATATGAAAGTGGTTCAGAATCTGAAGAATGGGAGTCTGATGATGAAAACAGTGATAGTAACACAGAATTAACCGAACCACATGAGCAAGATGCAACAGATGCTATAAAAACAATAGCTGTTGATATGGATGATGGTATTGATGATACTGTAGTTGACAGCGAGCATGTAGATGGCGAAGAATTAGAACAAATGGAAGAAATTATTACAGCAGTTGAATTGGATACCGATGAAAGTAATATGATTCAAGTAAATAAATTAGATGACGAATCTACAAATTTAGAAGAAAGTAGCATTGATACACAAAGTATTGATAAAAAGTCTGTATATAAAAAAATGAATGTTAGTTCTTTAAAGGCACTGGTAATTGAAAAAGGATTAAATACAGATCCAAGTAAACTTAAAAAAAATGAATTATTACAATTATTAGAAAGTAATTAAATAAAAAAACTATTCTCTTAGTATAATATAATATGTTTTCTAACTTTGTCAATAACGCACAAAAATTTGAAACAGCATATCCTGAAAATAAAAATGCTGTTCATGAATCAAAAAGAGGATACCACACAAATAATAAATACGATGATGTTCCTGCTTTTATGAACGATGGAAGATCATTAATTTCTACCAATCAATGTGATAGTATTGAAAATAAAAAATTAATTGAGGATAATAACATTAAGTCTAATTGGGAATATAGAAGATATTTAACAAAAAATGCTAATGATATTATGGAATCCAATTATCTTTGTTCTACTGATAATGGGTTTATTAATAAACCTACCGATATTCCTAGTATTCAATCCAATATTGTAAATTATAAAGTATCTGCACCTCGCAAGCAACAAAATGTTTTAGAAACAGTTACCGCTGTTAACTCTGATACTACAGATTTAAAAGTTCATTATCTTACTCGCGAACAATTAGAATCTCGTAAAATATCCCCTGCCATTACACAAGAAGAATTGATTAAAAAGTAATTTACTCCATATGAAACATAAATAAATATTTATATTTCATAATATGAAAGTATTAAGTTTTGATGTTGGTATTAAAAATATGGCATATTGTTGTTTACTAATTGATGCATCTAATGTTCAAATTACAGAATGGGGTATTTTGGACTTATTAAATACAAACACTATAACACATACTTGCAATGCTACCGTTAAAACTAAAAATAAAAGTGAAAAACTGTGTAATAAAAAAGCAAAATATAAAAAAGGTAATTGTTTTTTTTGTGAAAAACATGCAAAAGCTAGTAAATATATTTTACCTAGTAAAAATACAAAACTTCCTTTTTTAAAAAAACAAAAAATAGATTCTTTAAATTCAATTTGTAATACTCATCTTATTTATTTTAATGAAAAATTAAAAAAAGACGAAATTGTGAATAAACTTTTTGAATTTTACCAAAAAAATTGTTTAGAAGAATTGAATAACCAAAAAAAATTAGCATCTGAGATTGATTTAATTGAGGTTGGAAGGAATATGAAACAATGTTTACAAAATACATCGTTTACTAATATAACACATGTTGTTATTGAAAATCAACTTTCACCTATTGCAAATAGAATGAAAACTATTCAAGGTATGTTAGCGCAATATTTTATTATGATTGACGAAAATATAGATATTCAATTTATTTCTTCTTCTAACAAATTAAAACAATTTGAAACTACACAAAATAAATCAAAAACAAAAAATGAAAAAAATGAAATAATTACACCAAATTATAAAGAAAATAAAAAAGATGGTGTTTATTTTTGTAATAAAATTATTGAAAACAATATTGAACTTCAAAAATGGAAAGACACTTTACTTGTTTCCAAAAAAGATGATTTAGCCGACTGTTTTTTACAAGGTTTATGGTATTTCAAATTACATAATATAATATTTTATGCGGAAGATTTAAAAATAAATATTGTATAATTATCATAATGGATAACGTAATTGATTTAGGCGCTATTGACAGTGAACCAATTGAAATTAACTTCAATCCAGGTGAACAAAAACAAGTTAATTTTGGTGATGGAATTGAATTACTTATGAATGATAAAAAACGAACCTCATCTGGTGATAATTTAAACGCTGAACTTGGTGACTTAGATAATTTAGAAAATGATTTAAATAATTTGTCATCTGCTGCAAATGCATCTAGTGATCCCGATAAAAAGTCATTAACTGGAATTAATAATGATTTATTTGGAATTGGAGGGTTTACTAAAGCTGAAGAAATTAATTTAAATACAAACGATACAGAAGATAAAAACGACTCTAATTTAGGCAATGCTACAAGTTCTGGTATAGGAACTACAAAAACATGGGATGGATTTGCAAAAATGAATGAAATGCCTAGTGCTGCTCCTATAAATAATCTAAATGAACGTGAAAAAAGAAGAAAAAAAAGAAATATGCTTAAGAAAATGGAAGAATGGAGCGAAAAGGGACATTTTAAAATGAATAATTTGTCTCTTGATTCGCCTTTTGATGAAATTGAAGACGAATATGAATCTGTTTTAGAAGATAAAAGAAGGAGAGACTCTATTAAATTACAGGGTTGGTGGTTTATGACATTTATTAATTCAGTTGAATATGCGAATGCTGCTTTTAATCCTTTTGATTTGAATTTAGATGGTTGGGGCGAACAAATTAGTGAAGATGTTGATAGTTATGATGAAATTTTTGGAGAATTATACGAAAAATATAAGGGAGGAAAAATGGCACCCGAATTATCATTACTTCTAAGAGTTGGATTTAGTGCAGCTGTATTAAATTTTTCAAATAAAGCATTATCCAGTGCTACACCTGCTTTTAATGATGTAATTAAACAAAATCCTGACCTTATGAAAATGTTTACGGATGCTACTGTAAATTCTATGAGCCAACAATCTCCTGGATTTGAATTTGCTAATAATTTAATGCAAGAACAAATGAACAAACCTAGAGGTCCTCCTCCTCCTGCTCCTGTTGAAACTAAAAGTCAACCTCCTCCATCCAGACCTGGAATGCAGTTTACTGAGGCACCATCTAATAGACCTGATATCAATGCCAGCAGAGGAACTATGTTTAGAGAAAAAGGAGTTGAATTAAATAACGGAATGTCCAATATTAATGATGAATCACAAACTAAAAGCGTTAGACCACCTGCACGTGCTGAAATGAAAGGACCTCAAACCAGTGACATTGACGACATATTATCAGGACTTAAGACAAGAAAAGTTGATATACAAAGAGAAAGTGTAAGTGAAAGTAAGGGTAATGAATCTATGGTATCAGTTAATTCACTAAAAGACCTTCAAAATACAAATGTACCAAAATCTAACAGAAAACGTAATAAATCCGATAAGGAAAAAAACATTATTAGTTTAGACATTTAAAATTATTATTAAAAATATTATTGTAAATAATATAATAATATTTCTATTAGTATACAAATGAATATATGTCTTATTTATTATTTTTTAATTCTCTTTTTTACACCTTTTTACATTTCAAACGCCGATTTTTCACGGCATAAAAAATAATCAAAAAATGTAAAATCAATAGTAAGGAATTTCACCTTACGATTGCCTAATTTCGTTTCTTGCTTTTACCGAAGTAATACAAGGAGAAGGCGTGTGTTTAAATTGAAACTCTTTTGGTCTTGTTTGTGTATTTAACCATTCCTTCGCAAGTTTCATAATAGAAATAGCAGAATTTTTATCCCTTGTTCTACATACGCCATTTTTGTTTTTGGAACTCACGCAGGTAGAACAACAGAATAATCTGTATATTTCTTTTCCTTTTTTATCTTTTTGATGTTTCAACTCATTATAACATTCACAGCATTTTTGAGATGTATAAAATTCGTTTATTGTTATAGTATCATATTTCTTATGTATTAGTTTCCTTAATCCTTTATTCATAGTAGGCATTATATTTTTCATTTGAGTTGTTCTTCCCCAATTACCATAACCAATTAGGATATTTTCTCCAAAAGTTTCCCTTATTTTATTCAAAAATGTATCTATACTTTTCTTACCATAACTATATTGCCTAAATTTCATTTTTCTCCATACTTCTTTTTTGTAAAATTCAATAGTTTCTTTATTCAATTTATCCTTTTCAATAAGATACACTTTGAATTTTTTATAATCAACGGATTTGCTATTTTTACTTGACAAATGAGTTTCTTTTTCTATTATATGATTTCTTTTCTTTTCTTGTAATAATATTCTTTCATTTCGTTTTCCATAACTTTCTATTTTTCTTTGTGATGCTGTAAATTGAAGTTTATTTCCATTTTTATCCATCATATAAACTAATGAATGCTTACCAGGGTCGCAACCAATTATATTCCTTTCCTTCAAAGTGTCTAATTGTTCTTTGGATAAATCCTCTATATTGTAAAAATCTTGTTCTTGTAAAACAGGAACTTTGCTTCCCCATTTCTTATCTTTCAAATCTTTTCTAATAAACAATAAACAACAACTAATTCCGTCAGTTTGAATTTGGTTGTGAAACTGATAATGTTTATTCTTGAATATTTTATTTTTCATATCAAAAAAATTACACCATACTTCATTTTGATTTTCCTTTACATTACTTAATAATTCACCTTTCTTTACTTTATTACCTTCCTTATCTTTTTCAGGACAAAATAAATTTATCAAACTTGCTGTATCTATGATAATGTGTTTTGGAATAATATTATTTCGTAATGGTAAGGGTTGGAATAATTTACTTTCCATTTTTTCTAATACCGAATTCATATATAACATTCCTTTCAAGTATTCAAAAGGTCTAATCTTAATATCATAATATATTGACTTTTTAATTTCAGTAGGTAAAATATTATGTATATGAGTAAGTTTCCAGTTAGAAAACATTTCATCAGTTTCTTCATTTAATTCTAATAAATGTTTCTTGAATTGAAATAATACTGCCTTATCTTCTGTAATTTCATTTGTGGTTTTGTTAATAAATCGTAAGAAATGCTGAATAAAATGCTCTTGAAAATTATTATGTAAAGAAGTATGTATTTGTGTTGCTAAATAAGGTAATAAAAAAGTGGTATTTTTTAAATTAGTTTTTTCGTGGTTAAGTAATGGTTGATATTCTATTTTGTAAAATTTTTCTAATACTTCTAAAAGTTCTGTGTCTTTTCCTTTCTTTCCTCTATTATCACGAATACCTAATGTTTTGATACAATACAAAATAAAAGTTTCGTCTATGGCTGGTAAGAGTTGATTATTTGTATAACAAATCAAAATATACAACCGAATAAATTGGTAAGTATGAATAACCAAATCATTCATTTCAAAAACCAAATTATTTATAAGTGGTTGTATTGTATTACGATTAAGTAAAATAGTTTTGAGTGGTATTTTGAAAGTTTTATAGGAAGATTTTTCATTATTCCTAAATTCTTGGAATGTGTCCTTTGGTTTTTTCTTTTTTACCATTCTATATATTTACTAAATATTTTATTTTTATATAGTTTAATTCTTAAAATATATAATTCCTAAATATTTGGATTTTCTAATTTTTCTTTTTCTAATTTTGACTTTTTATTTAAGTATGCTGTTCTCGCCCATTCTTTTTTTTGCTCTTGTGTTGGTTTATAAACATAATTTGTTTGTTCCTTGTATTTTTTAACATTTGTTATATGTTTTTCTTTATTTTTTTCATAATATTTTTTGTTCCTTAATAAATATTTATTAAGTTGTTCTTTGGTTTCAAGTAATTCATTTTTAGTTTTTTCTAATTCTGTTTTTAATAATAGGTTTTCGTTTATAAGTTCTTCGTTATTCATTAAGATAATATAATAAGTTATTTTTATATAATTTACACTATATAAAAATCGGCGTTTGAAATGTTAAAAGGTGTAAAACCATTGTTACATATTGTTATCCAATAGGCAAAAATGAATCTATTTTACATTTTGACCTTTATAGAAACTTTTTACAATATCCTATTTTTGACTTATTGTTTCATAATCAAATGGATATTACATTAAAAGAAGACATTGGAATTATTAATCATATTTATGATAATCATATAAGAGGATTTATGAATACAAAATATGATTTAACACAATTAAAATTTCGTGAAAAGTGGAATAAAAACTTTTTTTCTG